ACTCTGCCGAAGCCGGACATAGAGATAAAGCAGTGGAGTAGAATACCAAGAGTTGCCCGGACAATACCTTTTGGGTACAAAGAAGATGAAGAAGATAAAGACTTTCTACTGCCGATAAAAGAAGAACTAGATGCACTAGACCTGGCAAAGAAACATTTAAAACAGTATAGTTACAGAGAAGTAGCAATCTGGCTGACAAAAGAAACAGGACGCTACATCTCACATGTGGGATTAAAGAAAAGAATACAAGTTGAACGAAAACGTAAAAAATCAACTACGATTAAAAGGGAGCTTACCAGGAGGCTCAAAAAGACGCTTGAGGAGATCGAAAAAATCGAAACCCAAAGAACCGGAAGTTATACAACAGAAGGAACAACTGCCTGAAGTAAACATACAGGTGGAGCCACAAGAGGTCCAAGAACAAGACGTACTATTTAGACCAAATGACGGGCCTCAAACAGATTTCTTAGCCTCATCAGAACGAGAGGTGTTATACGGGGGAGCAGCAGGAGGAGGCAAATCTTTTGCCATGTTAGCTGACCCACTCAGAGGACTAAACAATCCTAACTTCAGTGGACTGTTAGTACGACACACAACGGAGGAGCTAAGAGAACTGATACAAAAATCTCAGGAGTTATATCCAAAAGCAATTCCAGGGATTAAGTGGTCAGAACGAAAGTCACAATGGGTGACACCTAAGGGGGGACGACTTTGGATGTCCTATCTAGACCGTGACCTAGACGTAATGCGATACCAAGGTCAGGCATTTAACTGGATAGGATTTGACGAACTTACACAGTGGGCGACACCATATGCGTGGGACTATATGCGATCACGACTTAGAAGTGCAGACCAATCGTTAGGACTGTACATGAGAGCAACAACTAACCCAGGAGGACCGGGACATCAATGGGTAAAAAAGACATTCATCGACCCATCCCCACCCAACACATCGTTTTGGGCAACGGATACAGAAACTGGTAATGTTATTACATTTCCACAAGGGCATAGCAGAGAGGGGCAACCTTTGTTTAGAAGACGCTTCATACCTGCTAATTTGTTTGACAACCCTTATCTAGCTGAGTCAGGTGACTATGAGGCAATGCTACTGTCTCTACCAGAGCACCAGAGAAAGCAACTACTAGAGGGTAACTGGGATGTAGCAGAGGGAGCAGCGTTTCCTGAGTTTGATAGAACAAAGCACGTTGTTGAGCCCTACAAAATACCGGGGAGTTGGACAAAGTTTAGAGCGTGTGACTATGGATATGGAAGTTACTCTGCTGTAGTTTGGTTAGCCATATCACCTGCTGAACAGCTTGTTGTCTACAGAGAGCTGCAGGTGTCAAAAGTTTTAGCTGTAGACCTGGCTGATAAAATATTAGAGTTAGAAGCAGAAGACGGAAGAATACAGTACGGAGTTTTAGATAGCTCACTATGGCACAAAAGGGGAGACACTGGCCCTAGCCTGGCAGAGCAAATGATAGTAAGAGGTTGTAAGTGGCGACCATCAGATAGAAGTAGAGGAAGTAGAGTTGCAGGAAAAAACGAATTACACAGAAGATTACAAGTTGACGAATACACCGATGAACCACGCCTTGTTATATTTAATAACTGCACAAACCTTATATCTCAACTTCCTAGTCTCCCTTTGGACAAGAAAAACTCCGAAGACGTAGATACAAATAGTATGGATCACATGTATGATGCTTTGCGTTATGGTGTGATGACACGACCACGTAGCTCCATATGGGACTATAACCCTGTGAATCAGCGAACAGGTTTTCAAATCGCTGATCCTAACTTTGGATATTAAACATGGCAGAAGAAAACGAAGTAGCATTTGACACAGCAGATGTCACAGCAATGCAGGACAATGATCCTGCGATACGATCAGAGAGTGATGTAGTAAGTTTTGTACAAGGTAGATTTAAAAGAGCAGAAGATGTAAGACAGCAAGACGAACAACGATGGCTCAAAGCATATAGAAACTACAGAGGATTATACGGTCCTGATGTTCAGTTTACAGAAACAGAAAAGTCTAGAGTATTTGTAAAAGTAACAAAAACAAAAACACTAGCAGCGTATGGTCAAATAGTTGACGTATTGTTTGGCGCAGCGTCTTTTCCTCTCACGGTAAATCCAACAACACTGCCCGATGGTGTTGCCGATTCGGTGCATATAAACATAGACCCTAATGCAGAAAAGGGGCAAGATCAATTACAACAGGCTTTTGAGGATAAACCTTCAGAGCCTTTTTTGTTTACGCCAGATGGTAAATTAAAACCAGGAGAAACAATAGAGGATTTACAGAATAGATTAGGGGCTTCTAAAAACAAATTAGATTTAGTATCAGAAAAGCTTATTGAGGGTGACGGTAAAACAAATACAACTGTTACTTTTCATCCTGCAATGGTTGCAGCAAAGAAGATGGAAAAGAAGATACACGATCAGCTTGAGGAGTCTGGGGCAAATAAACAACTCCGTAACACAGCATTTGAGATGGCCCTGTTTGGAACAGGTATTATGAAAGGTCCTTTTGCCTTAGACAAAGAATATCCTAATTGGAATGATGATGGAGAGTACGACCCTATAATTAAAACGGTCCCGTCAACGAGTCATGTTTCTATGTGGAATTTTTATCCTGATCCTGATGCCTACAATATGGAAGAAGCAGAGTATTGTGTGGAGAGACACAAGCTTTCTAAAACGCAAATGCGTAATCTAAAAAGTAGACCGTTCTTTAGAAATGAGTCTATAGAGGCATGTCTTGATATGGGTGCCCAGTATGATAAAAAGTATTGGGAAGACGACATGAAAGACTATGCTATAGAAAATTACACAGAGCGATATGAAGTATTAGAGTTTTGGGGATATGTTGATTCAGAGATATTAGAGGAAAACGGAGTAGACATTCCCAAAGAGCTAGAGGAATTAGAGCAGATAAATTGTAACATATGGATTTGTCAGGGACACGTTCTTAGAATGGTGCTAAATCCATTTAAGCCAGTGCGTATACCTTACTATGCTGTTCCTTACGAACACAACCCATATAGTTTCTTTGGTGTGGGTATTGCCGAAAACATGGATGATACACAGACATTAATGAATGGCTTTATGCGTATGGCTATAGATAACGCTGCGTTAAGTGGCAATCTTATAATAGAAGTAGACGAAACAAATCTTGTGCCTGGTCAAGACCTTAGTGTGTATCCAGGTAAAATATTTAGAAGACAAGGGGGAGCACCAGGCCAGGCTATATTTGGCACGAAGTTCCCTAATGTTTCATCAGAAAACATGCAGCTATTTGATAAGGCACGAGTGTTAGCAGACGAAAGCACAGGCTTCCCAAGCTTTGCTCATGGACAGACAGGCATACAGGGAATAGGACGTACAGCCTCTGGCATATCTATGTTAATGTCTGCAGCGAATGGCTCTATTCGTAATGTTGTAAAGAATGTAGATGACTACCTGTTAGCACCGATGGGTAAGGCATTTTTTAGTTTTAACATGCAGTTTGATTATGATGAAAGCATAAAGGGCGACCTAGAAGTAAAAGCTCAGGGTACAGAAAGTCTGATGGCTAACGAAGTAAGAAGTCAGAGGTTGATGCAATTTTTACAGGTTGCTTCTAATCCTGCTCTCGCTCCTTTTGCTAAAATGGATTACATAATAAGAGAGATTGCAAAAGCTATGGACCTTGATCCAAACAAGGTTACTAATGGCTTGCAAGATGCTGCGATACAGGCAGAGATACTTAAAAAGTTTCAGCAACAAGCGCAGCCAGAACAACCTCAGCAACCTCCTGAAGGTGGAGCACCTGCCGGAGCAGATGTTCAAGACACCACTGGAGCAGGTGGAGGACAAATAGGCACGGGCACAGCCCCTGCACCAGGAGAAGAAGGATTTACAGGTAATGTCTAAGATTAAAGAGTTAACGAATAATAAAGAATTGTGGGATGCTTTTGTAGAGGAGCTACAAAGATCTATAGTAAACTATCAACGCACAATGGAGCAGACAGAAAAGCCATCTGACATCTACAGATTGCAAGGTGCTATCTCTGCTCTTAGACGTATGATGCAACTAAGGGACATGATGAACAATGGCAAAAGCTAAAGGACTAGGGGCTAAGATAGCAGAAAACTTACCTGTTGTTGGGACGGCAATGGATGTGGCTGAAGTTGGTAAGTCTTTAGCGACAGGACAGTATGGTAAAGCTGCTGTTGATGCAGGTATAGCTTTAGCCGGGGTAACTCCTATTGGTAGAATAGCTACACGTTTAGGGCGTAAAGCTATAGATGTATTTAGAAAGACAGATGATAAAATTATAGCTACCAAGATGATAGAGGACCAAGCTACTAGGAAAAATTGGACAAAGACAAAACAAAGAGAACTAGGTATAGATCCTAAGGATAAAACCTACGGTGATAATGATTTAGTCCCCAAAGCAGAGCTAAAAAGAAGACAAACTCGTAAGTTTGCTGAAGAAGCAGAGAAACTAGAAAAAGGAGAAATTACTGGTAAAGAGTTTAGAGATTTTACAAAAGAAAATCAACCTGCCACCAAGTTTGATGAGGCAGACCTAGAAACAATGGTTCCAACTTTTGAGGACCTTGTTGGAGGACTAGACGCTCTAGGACAAAATAAAGCTAAGACGGGAGTTATAGGATTAAACGCTTCTATAGAAAAAGGGGCAGAGGTAAAAACCCGTTTAGATATTCCTGCTTATAATAGGAGAGATATATGGGTGGCGACACTAAGTAAACTAACAGGGGACACAAAGGCTAAGTATGGCAGAACAGCCGTTTTAAAAGATGTTGAGTTTTTTATAGAGGGCAAGTCTCCTAACAAGATAATGACTACGCTTGATATTGCAAAAGGAAAAAAAGATAAAACACCCTTTGCTACAATGAAAGGTAAGTGGCAAGATGTATCTGATGAAGATGCTTATAAGCAAGCTCAGGACGCTATAAAGAACCCTGAAGAGTGGACCCAGGTGGGATTTAATCCTGAAAGAAATAGTTTCTTTTACGATAAAGATACAATGCTTCCTGTTTTTAATGCCACAGAAGTTATTCAAGTGGGCCCACTAGTTCTTGCAAAGAACGCAAAAGTTGATTTACCTAAAGAACTAAAAAGAGCACTAACGTATACGAATATAAGTAAGTACATGAAAAAAGGGGAGTCTGTGGGAGAAGCCCTTAACAGAATAAGAAAAGATGATGCTGCAGTAGATAGAGCATTACAGTTTTTGGACGATACTACTAATAGAAAAGTATCAGTTGGAGAGAGAGTTAGAAAGATACGTGATCTAGAATTACCAAGAGTAGATCCTAAAAAAGAAAAACAATTTATAAGAGAGGGTATGAGTGCAGGGGAAGCTAGAGAGGCAGCTAGATTAAGACCAGAAAGCACTCCTCCTGTTGTATTTAATAAAGGGGGCGACACTATGGATCAACAAATGCAATTTGCGTTTATGAATACCGGAGGAATGTTAGGCGATGATGGAATGACGAAAGATCCTGTTAGTGGTAATCCAATACCCTCCGGAAGTATGGCTAAAGAAGTTAGAGATGATATACCTGCTATGTTAAGTGAGGGAGAATACGTTGTACCTGCTGATGTTGTTCGTTATCATGGAGTAGAAAAATTTGAGGATCTTAGAAACGAAGCCAAGCAAGGCTTTAGTGGTATGGAGGCAGATGGACGTATTGGAGGACAGCCCGTCAAAGAACAAGAAAGTTTTCCTTTTGCTGTTGAAGAGCTTATGGGATACCAAGAGGGAGGGGACACATATGACTTTGGTGACTTTACTCCTGGACAAAGATACCCATCCAGAAGAATGGGAACAGGCTATGAGTTAAGAACTTTTTCAAATCCTGCAACAGGAAAATCTATAGTGATACCTTTTTTCAATGGTATGCCTATGCAGTATATACCTCCAGAGTTTAGAGAAGGGGCTACTACTACTACAGAGACGAGCTATAGTGCAGCAGCAGAGGAACAGAGTAGACAAGAGGATGAAGCAGAGGCAGCTAGATTAAGTGGACAGTATGGTCAGTATGATCAACCCATAGCAGGGGCTCTTCCAAGTACTTTTCCTGCACAAGCAGATAGTATAGCAACGAAAAGTTTTGATGAGTATAGTGCTAAAGATTGGAGAGACTATATAGCTTTTAGAGAAAGCACAACAGGTAAGTTTGTAAGTAAAATACCTATTCTTGGTAATATATTGTCTATGCAAGAGAGTGCAGCAAAAAGTTTTGCACGTAGGGCATTAATACAAGGAAAGAACCCGTCTACGGGAGAGCCTTTGACAAACGCTGAAGCATCTGCCTTGATGCAGGTTACAGATCTTGAGCGAGGAAAAACACTGATAGAAAAAGTAGGAGAGTTTTTAACAGGCAAAAAGACTTACGATATGACACCTCCTATTGATACAGAGCTTAGAAGAACTACCTATGAACCTCAAAAGCCTATAGAGGAGAAACCTGCACCAGGAACAGATTTTCTTGGTACAGATACATTAGGAGAACTAGGAGCTAAGGACACGCAGCCTAAACAAACTTTTACAGACTACGCTCCTATAGGAGAAAGAAAAGTAACTGACGCTAAACAATTCTTAGCTGACAGAGAGGCTGCAAAAACAACGGCTGATAAAGCAGCTCAGATAATAAAAGAACCAGAGTACCTTTGGGTTACTTTTCCAGGGCAAAATCTTAACAGAAGATTTAGAGTTAATAAAAAAGATGCTCATCTATTAGGACAAACAGCAGAAAATGCAACACGAGCCCTAACAAATATAGACAAAAATTTAAACTTAAGAGATGGAAAATATTCTATACCCAAAGTTTTCTCTAAGGGTAAAGACACTGCTAAGATATTAAGTGCTAGTGAAATACAAAGACGCACAGGGGCTGTGGATGATAGAAACCCTGAGGATGTTAGCGTTGAGATAAATCAAGCTATAGATGATAATAGAGTGGACGCTGACAAGAAAAGCGTGTTACGAACTATAGTGGACTCTATAATAAGTCCTGCTGCAGCATCAACTGTTCCTGTTGGAACATCTGCC